TTCCAGAATCATCCTTAAATGTAATTGTTCTATCTGCGGTTGGATTTGTTACCGTAAGAGTTGTTTCGTGGTCATCAGCACTTGATCCCTCAAATACAATGCTTGAGTCATTTAATGTAAGTCCAGTTACAACTGGTGTTGTAATTGTTGGGCTCGTTAATGTCTTGTTTGTAAATGTCTGTGCTGTTGATAGGTCTGCAGTAATTGTTGTATTAATGCTAAATGAGTTACCAGTTAGTGTTAATCCGTTGCCTGCAACATATGATCCTGCACCAGAGAACTGTGCAAAAGTAATTTCAGTTGTTCCAACAACTACTGAGTTGTTAGTACATACGTATCCAGTATCTGCATTTGTAGTTCCTTGCTCAACAAATGTAAATGCTCCTGGAAATTCTGCGGCTGCATTCATATCTGTTGAACGAGTAGGTGCTCCAGATGCTGCAACTACGTAAATACCATTTGCTGTTGCATCTGTTTGGTTCTTGATAAGAATTCTATCTCCTGTTGCAAGTGTTACACCGTCAATTACACTTCCGTTATCAAATGCGGTAGCAAGTTCTCCGTTTTCGGTTGTAGCAGCCTTTACAGAGGCTTTAATATCTAGTCCCTGTGCAACAGAGTCTACGTATCCCTTTGTTGCTGCTTGAAATTCTTCTGTTGGTGCTGCATTAAGAGTAACTGTTCCTGGGAATGTTACTGCGCTTGGAAGTGATAGTGTGATATCTCCAGTTGTTGCACTTACTGCAATCTGATTAGTTGTTCCAGAAACACTTGATACTCCAGATGTAATGCTTACTGATCCACCAAGAGAAATTGCGCTTCCATTAATTGTAATAGAAGAGTTTGTAAGTTTTTCGTTTGCAATTGATCCTGCAAGCATTGTGTTTGTAACAGAACCTGTATCACCTGTTGTTACTACTGTACCGCTAACGTTTGGAAGCGTAATAGTGCGGTCTTCTGTAGGATTTGTAACTGTAAGAGTAGTTTCATGTGCATCTGCTGATGAACCTTCGAAGACAATGCTTGAGTCATTAAGTGTAAGTCCTGTAACGACTGGAGAAGTAAGTGTCTTATTTGTAAGAGTTTCTGTTCCAGCAATAGTTGCAAAATCAGCATCTGTTAGTGCAGCGTTAAACTCTGCAAGGGTGCCAGTTAGTGTATTTGTAGCAAGAGAAACAGACTTGTTTGTAAGAGTGTCTGTTGTAGCCCGACCAACAAGAGTATCTGTACTTGTAGGTAATGTTAAAGTTCCAGTATTTGAAATTGATGAAATTATTGGAGTTGTTAAAGTCTTATTTGTAAGAGTATCTGTTGTTGCTCTACCAACCAAAGTATCTGTAGCATTTGGAAGGGTTACTGTTACATCTTGTGTTGGCTCTGTAACAAGAAGAGTTAATTCAAAATCATCAGGTGTTGCACCTTCAAATGTAATTCTATCTGCAAATGTTGGTGTTGTAGATACTGTTGCAGTAATCTTTCCTGATGTATCATTATATGAAAATGAGATACCGCTCTGAGAGCCATCAAACATGGCTGCTGTGGTATCTTGTAAAAATTCTGTAGATGCTTCTGTAAGGACTGTTGATCCATTTACAGTAGCCGATGAGCCTTCAACTACCAGGCCATTTTTAATGCGAAAGGCTTTGTCGACTGTAGCCATTTACTTCTCCTTTAGGTCAGGCCTTCAAACCTGTACGGTAGAACCGCATGGTCATCGGGCTTAGTGCTGGTGTAACTGTCATGCTAATTGTACCAGAATTTAAATTAGCAGTGATATTTCCTACATTACTATTGGTATTAGCAACAGAGGCAAATTCTGTAATATTTTGATTGGTACCATCAAAAACTATGTTTATTTCTGCACTTCTATATGAAGAAGATCCAGCATGGGACATTTGAACCATGTACTTGATTGTTCTCCAGGTAGCAGTGTCTATTGTGTCAAATACTGTTGCTGATTCAATACCGTTGATTGTTACCGAGTTGTTTCCATCTCCACCAAGGGAGTCTGCTCTGTATGATGTGGTATCTATTAAATCAGTAAAGTCTGAACCTGTTGGCCTGTCGCCAGTCTCAAATTTTGCTTTAAGGGTGTTTATTGGTAGAACGGCCATATCTTAGATTATATCATAAAATATAGTTATTTAATCCGATGATGGCTATGCCAATCGGCGGTACATTAATTGGAGAGTAGGCTGGAACCGTTATATTAGTAATTCTAATCTTAAAAGGAAGTTGACTTATTACCAAGGCCTGGCGTTTTTTACATGTTGAATTTACTTCTATTACTCTATTGGCTTCAGTATTAATTACTTTTGCTAGAGCCATTTTTAAGTAATGTCTTCAATCATTTTAACCTTGCCCTGCAAAACTGTCCAAACAACTGCATTACCGCTATTGGCCATTTGAATATCAAACTCGTCATCTGTTTCTAAAAGTTCTGTTTCATCATACTCAAGATAAACTGTGAACTCTCCGTCTGGCTCGCCTTCTTCTGCAGAAGGTGTTACTGTTAAAATTACAGAAGATGTATTTGGTCTAGCAAAGTCCATTGTAATTGTCCAGTCTTCAATTATTAATGGATCACCAGCATCATCTTGTACATACATTTTAAAAGATGCTGTATCTCCTCTAACAATTGTCCAGATAGATTGTGGTGGCTCTGAACCAATTTGATAAGGTGTTTGACTTCTATACTGTGCCATTATGCTAACCCTGCTTTCATTGATCCCCAAGTGCCGTTGCCTTTAAATGCTCCAACTAAAATTACACCATTAATATTTGCTTTTGCAACAATTCCAACTACTCCAGAATTTGTTGTAGTAGTAATTGGCTGAGTTGCTGTAAGACCACCGCTTGATCCAACATATAGCCTATCTCCAGCGGCATATGAAGAAGTATCAATTCCAGTAAATACACCAGATAAAACAACAACTCCATCATTACCGTTTCCAATTGCAGATTGTGCTAATCCAATTACTGGAAATGTAGCAATACTTGATGCTTGTGATTTTGCTACTCTTGGTTTGCTGGTACCAAAACCTGATATGTATACAGGATCACCCTTAGCAATAGAAACACCACTATTATTTACAACTTCTAATGTATGAAATGGTAATCCAAGAGTTGGTAAAATAACCTCAATACGTTCAGCAAGTGATTGAATATCCCCTGCTACGTTTACAGGGTCTGAGTTAACTGGATACGGTAAATCATATACCGTTGTTTCGCCTGATGCCATAGTCTTATTATTATACCACTTGCAATTAAAATAATTTTGATTATTATTACGTATATTTGACTTAAAAGGCCAAAAGATGCTATAATTATCTTATGCTACTGAAAAGTAGCATTTGTAGTCTAGGAGGAAAAACTTGAGAGACAACAAAATACTATCGGGGGTTCTTGTAACATTGCTAACTTTAACATTATTAAATAATGGTCTTGGTATTGCACATGCTACAAAGAACAATTTACTAAGTAGTACCGCCGTAAGCCAACCTGCCGCCGACAAAGCGGCTTTTTTGCTTTCTAAGCCTACTACTGATGTGGTGCTTGCTAAGTATGCGGACGCTACAAGTTTGACTGACAGCCAGTTGGTTGAATTACTGAAAGCCGTTGGATTTAAGGGAGAAAGACTAAAGACTGCTTGGGCTGTTGCCAAGGCAGAATCTAATGGTCGTCCTTTTGCTTTCAATGGCAATGCTGAGACAGGAGACTCCTCATATGGAATCTTCCAGATCAACATGATCGGTAATTTAGGTCCAGATAGAAAAGACAAATTCAATCTTGATTTAAATGCTGAACTCTTTAGCCCAGTTAAGAATGCTCAAATCGTGTTACACATGACAAAAGGCGGTATTAATTGGAGTGCTTGGTCATCCTATAAAAAGGGTGCTCATTACAAATGGTTAAAGAAATTTCCCAGTAAAATGATTTAAGGGATAAAAAATACCCCCATTGGAGAATATCCTTTGGGGGTTATTTTTTTATTTAATTATTCTGTAACTGGAACATATTCTGTTCCACATATATCACAATGTGTAAATGATTGTGAGTCTGTTACAAGTCTGTGTTCAAGATAGGTCTTGTCACATCCGCTGCATTTATACTTATATGTAGGCATTGTTTGTTCCTTTCTTATAGAATTATAATTTAAATTTCTGTTTACTCAACAATAGGATCATCAAGTACATTGCTAAAAACGTTTCCATCCCAAGACCAACCCAAACTCGGTTTTGGAGTAAGATCATCTGTTATTTCAACACATGTAGCAGAAACATTAATTTCTGCATCTTCAAGAGTTTCAGCAACTATAATATTAACAACCTTATTTCCATTAATTACAGCAAAATTAGCCATTACTTTCTCCTATTCATAATAAAATTTGTTATCTTTGTATTTCATTCCAGCACTTGCCATACCGTTTTCTATAGTCATTTCAATAAAATCAAATCCATTGTTTTTTTCATAAATTTTATTATCAACCATAGACTTAACTTGTTCTAAATTACCAAATCCATACCCAACAACATACTTTTCGGCATCTATTATGGCAAACATTGGAAAATCTGGCGCTTCTGTCATATTAGTAGTATAAAATTACGCAGCCTGCTCCACCGTTGCCACCTGAACCAGATGCGTTTCCAGGGCTAGGATTCCAAACACCTCCGCCACCGCCGCCGCCTCCTCCAGCGCCTCCAGAGCCTCCATTTCCAGCAGCAGTGTTAGTTCCGTTATTTCCCGCAGTTCCATTACCAACTAATCCTGCACCGCCACCGCCGCCGCCTCTGCCGTTTGTGTTAGAACCGCTGTTGTTTCCTCCAGCACCACCTGTATGGTTAAAACTATTACCACCACTTCCGCCTGCTCCTGTAGCGTTGGAAACAGAACATCCTCCGCCACCAACAGATGCATTTGGTGCTGTTGCTGATGCGGTGTTGTCTGTATTTGATGAAGATCTACCACCAAAATTTTGTGCAATTGCAAATGAAGTAGGAGTATCAACGCTTGCAAAGTTGTAACCTCCCCAAAGAGGCCCCATTTGATATCCAGGCCTATTTGTATTAGTATCAGGATATCCGCCTCGTGCACCTATTGTTGAATAAAAACTATCTCCACCAGCGTTACCCAGGTTTGGAGAATTGTTTGGTGCTGTACTTGCACCAGTTCCACCACTGCCAATAGTAACTGTTGGTCTAACTTGAACTAAACCGAAAGCATATCCGCCTCCTCCACCGCCATTACTTCCTCCACCGTTAGAGCCACTTCCACCACCACCGCCACCACCAACTACCACAGCATAAACAAAGTTTTTACCCGATACAGTAACGTTGTTAGAAGATGTATTAAATGTTTGTTGAGCAGATATAGTTGTTGGGTTATATGATGTACCTACCGCTGATGCAATAGAACTATTTGTAGGTACTGCTGCTGCTACAGCATTAGCAATGCTTGAATTAGTTGGTACCGCTGCTGCTACTGCATTTGCAATGGTTGAGTTAGTAGGAACTGCTGCAGCAACTGCTGTAGCAATATCTGTATTTGCTGGGCCTACTCCAGGAATTCTGTCAATAGCCATTTAATTTCTCCTTATGATATTTCTACGCCACTGATGTGGAAGTTAATCGTTGTTGCAGATGCACTACCAGAAACTGTCTTAGGTGTTGCATTTGCAGGAATTACTTGCTTCAAATCAATAGTAGTAACACCATTTGCAGAAATAGCAGCAGCAGATGCGATGGCTACGCCATCAATATTAAGTGTAAATGTTCCAGCAGATCCTGCAGTATTTGCAATAAGGATATTTGTTACAACTGCTGTTGTAGATGTATTTGGAACTGTATATAGAGTGGTGTTGCTTGTTGCAGCAGCACCTCTATATAGTGCCTTTGTTGTTGTAGCCATTAATTACTACCTCCAATAGTATTATATAACATTTTAATATACCCCCATAATTGAACTAATCTCTAGTGTTTCTAAATCTGATTTTAGAGCAACATAAGATGTATCAACGCTTAGAGTAATTGTTCCTGATGTACCGCCGCCTGTTAAACCTGTGCCTGCTGTAACTCCAGAAATATCTCCGTCATTTGCAACCCAAGCGGATCCATTATAAAATTGAATTTGATTAAGTGGTGAGCCACCTGCATCTTGTCTTACAAAAACAAGAGTACCTGCAACTGGTGCTGTCAAAGCAGCATCTCTAGCAGCAGGGTTTAGAAAATTATTAAAACCATCTCTTAAAATAACAGCAGCATCAGTAGTTACTGTATTTAAAAATGTTTGTGCGCCAGCCCATTCGTATCCTGCGGCGGTATCAATCTTGGCACCAACGGCATACCAAACACCATCAGTAGAAGTTGCTCCAGCCTGGAACATATATGTTGGTTTGCCGCTATTATCAAATGTAATTGCCATAGTTTAAATTATAGCAGTTATTTCTGCTATCTCCTCATAGAAATTATACCACAAGACTACTTATATTCTTTTAGTTGCCTATACTGTGTTTTGTAGGAATCAAAGAATTTGGTGCGTAGTTTACTTGTTACCCTGGCCTGTTCATTGAAGTCCTCCATAGTACCTAACTCCATCTGCCAAGAATCTCTCTTGAATGGAATAACCTGAGCCATCGGGGTACCTGCAGGAATTAGACCCTCAAACTTATCTGCCTCATTTAATACAAATGGGAAATTAACAGCAGCCTTATATTGATCGGTATCTACAATACCAGGAAGAATAGTAAACATAGATTCTCTATGCATTGGAGAAATAAATAATGTTGAGTACCCTGGCGGTGTTGTAATTGCCCAAGGGTTAATCCATTTTGGATATGATAATTTATGAGCACCCTTTCCTGGATGCTGAGGAGCCTGCTCTAATGGATGAAATCCTAATGGACCAAATGAAGGCCATTCATAAAATGGCTGTGTTGGAAATTGTGACATATCTGTATTTTCATCTACAAGGGTTGCTTCTGGAACTTGAGGAACTTGTTTTACCCATACATCAACATAGGTAGTTAATATATACCCGCCTGAAATTGCATCAAAGATAGGCATACATCTTTTTGCTGTTGCGCTAGTTCCACCATTTCCATCAGGTTTTTTTTCACCACTAATATAAGACTCTAAATTTTTATACCAATCAGGTACAAACCTATCTGCTGGTTTTGGACGGTATTCTTCAGGAACACCTATTGTATCTGTAAATTTAATAATTGTCATTATTTATAACTCTTTCTGCTCCAAGACATTTTTTTATATTGATCAAAAAACCTTGTATTCCATTTACGAGAATACACTTTAATATTATCTTTATCTTTTTCTTTTCCTAGTCTAGACTCCCAGTCTTGTCTTTTAAATGGAATAATCTGAACCAATGGGGTTCCTGCTTCTATCACTCCTTCAAAATTTGAATCTCTAAGTTTTAAAAATATATTAAATGGCATCTGGTGTTTGTCTGTATCAACAATACCGCTAGAAACAGCAATTGGGCCTGGCTCATGATGTTGTGGCTCCATAACCATAATAGACCAGCCTTTTGGAGTTTTAATACTCCAAGGATGTATGATTCTTGCAGCATAGTTTATATCTCTAAAATATGGATGATTTTGTGTTTGCTCCATTGATTGAAAGTGTATTGCTTTCATTTCGCCCCACTGAAAATATGGACCATCTGGAGTTTGAGTTATATAAATATCATAAGGTGTTTGCATAATATATCCAGCAGTCATCATATCAAATACTGGCATACATTTTTTTACTGATGAATAAGGCGATCCATCATCTATTAGTTTTTGTTTACCACTTGGGTGAAGGTATGTTTTTGCATTTTTATACCATTCTGGAATAAATTCTGATGCTGGACGTGGTTTTTCTAATACACCTTCTGGATTATCAATGTCTGTAAATGTTATAATATGCTTCATCTTTAATTCCCCCGAATTTTAATCTCTATTACTTAAAAGTATACACTATTATGCTGGTGGAAGCAAGAGCCAAGATATTGTATTTTCATCCCAGACGTATTTTTCATCGCTACCATCTTCAATTTCAGGGTACGGGACTGGGGCCTGCCACTTATTTAATTCTTCATTTTTAATCCAAGATGGAAATGGTTGTAATGGCCAAAATTTTGTTCCATCATAAGTATCGTTAACTGATATTTGATCTGTTGCTAAAACTATTTCATCTAATTCAAATTCATTTTTACAATGATTTAATAAATCATCACTTGGGTTTTCAAATGCACAAATATTAATAACATTATTGTTTTTTATAAATGCATAATTTTGTTGTGTCATTTTTACTCCTTTTATGCTACATAAATAATAACTTGACCTGTGCCGCCAGCGCCACCTGGTCCGCCGCCAGCAAATGTTACGTTTGTACCAAAAGCGCCGCCTCCGCCGCCTCCGCCGCCTCCGTGTCCAGTATTAGCCGCACCAGCAGAACCAGCGTTGCCTGCATTAACAAGAGTTTCACCGCAAGCAAAACCAGCGCTGCCGCCATTACCACCTTGAGTGTATGTAGGAGAACCACTACCTCCGCTGGTACCACCAGACGCGTTTCTAGTTCCTCCACCGCCACCGCCACCGCCGCCATAACCAACATTCATGGGGGTAACAGATCCCACACCACTTAGATTTTGAGAAACAGCCGTAGAGGTATTACCTGCACTACCTCCGCCACCAGTACCGCTGACATTTGCATCTTGTGAATTACCACCAGCACCACCATTACCGCCCACTCCTGAAACCGCACCACCTACATTACTACCTGTTTCATTTGCAGAAGCATTAGCAAAAGTTGTTCCACCTAAAACAATAGTTGAAGCACCATTAGATCCACCAACCGTAATTGTATACACCTGACCTGGCGACACTGTTAAATCCTTAAACGCTGAAACTCGGCCACCTGCACCACCTGCGCCACCTGTTACTGATGCGGCAACTGTATTTGGTGAAATTCCACTCGCACCACTTTGGCCACCACCTTTAACCCATGCGGCCATAAGTGTTTTGCCTGCGGGAATTGTATAAGTTTGTGTATTATTAGCAGTTAAAGCAAGAGCATAAGTAGGAATAACAGGAGTTACGGAATTAGATGCTGCGGAAGCCGCAGAAGTTCCATTTGCGTTAGTTGCCGTAACAGTAAATGTGTAGGCAGTTCCATTTGTAAGACCTGAAACTGTAATTGGACTTGAGCCAGTTCCAGTTAGTGATCCAGGAGATGATGTTGCCGTGTAAGTAACAGCCTTACCACCTGTGGCCCCTGCTGTATATGTAACGGTGGCAGAAGCATTTCCTGCAGTTGCAGTTCCAATAGTAGGTACTTGTGGAATAGTAGTTGCAGTAATGCTTGCAGAAGCAGAACTTGCATCAGATGTTCCAACTGCATTAGTAGCAGTAACAGTAAAAGTATAAGATGTATTTGATTGTAATCCTGTAATTTGTACAGAAGTAGAAGATGTTGTTGCTGTAAATGATCCTGGAGAAGATAAAACAGTATATGAAGTAATTGGTGCACCGTTTGAAGAAGGTGCAGTCCAACTTACATTTGCTGCACCATTATTAAATGCACGACCTGTTCCTACATCAGTAGCAGAAACTGATGTTGGTACGCTAGGTTTTCCAGCACCCTGAAAACCTAAACCTCTTACACCAATTTGTCTTCCACCAATAATAGGCATTTAAAACTCCTTATGCAAATCTTGTTTGTGATCCAAAGGCTGTAAAAGTAGCCGAACCTGTCTTTACAATTGTAAATGAATAAATATCAATACTGTTTGCATTACCCGCAGAAGGAGCAACACCGTTTTGCCATTTTGGAGTAACTGCGCTTCCATCAATATTTAATGCTGTTTGATAGTATGCAGGAGAACCTTGTGTTGCAAACATTACTACTGTAATTGAATCATTAGTTGTCATTACTGAATCTAAAGATGTTGATGAACTACCACGAACATTTAGTGTCCAGTTACCAGTAGCAGATGCTGTTGAATAATATACCCCAGCAGTTAGAACATCTAGATTTACTGTTCCTGTTGCAGCAGTTGCTGTAACATTCCATCGCTCTTCTGGAGATAACAAAACGTTACCTGATAACAATTTGTTTGTTAGTGTTTGAGCGGTATTTAAATCTACAGTTGAAGCAGTATCAATTGCAATTGTAGGAATTGGACCAGTGCCGTTGGTTACTGTGATTCCTGTTCCTGAACTCACGGCGGTAATGTCACCAGACTCAGTAGCATTTACCCAATTAGTACCATTATAAACTAATGCCTGATTTGTGGCTGGAGATGTAATAATGACATCACTCAATGCATCCAGAGTAGTTGTTGCAATACCCTGCAATGGGAACCAGGTGTCAGTGTCTAGGTCATAGACAAACCCTGGTTTTGGATCGGTAGTGTTAATAGTTGCCATTTTAATCTCCTCTGGTTTATTATATCAGATGTTACTCTGATACCTCTTCCCAATTTAATATTTCTTCATTCCAAACATAATACTTAGGGTTTTCTTGATCAAACTCTGGTAGTGCAACTGGTGCAACCCAATCATTTAGTTCTTCATTAAATATCCAAGAAGGATATGGCGATGGTAATAAAAATCTAGAACCGCTCCAATAAGCAGTTCCAAATAAAGCAATTTCTTTTTCTAAATCCATCTTATAGCAAGCACTTGCAGAATATTCATTTTTTACACGATCAATAGTCTCTATATCTCCATCAACAAAAACTGCTGTTGCAAAAAGAATATTGTTTTCATCTACAAAACCATAAGTAACTTCACTCATATTTTATCCCTATATTGTCCAAACATAAACTACGCCAGCAGCGCCATTGCCACCGTTACCGCCAGAACCAGCGTATGGGCCTCGGTTAGAACTTGTTATTGCGCCACCGCCGCCACCTGCACCGCCACCGCCGCCAGAAACGTTTCCATTACCACCAGTATTTCCAGCACTTGCACCAGAAAAAATACCTTCACCTGGTTCAAAGACGATGTAGCCGTTGCCGCCAGTGCCGCCGCTGCCGCCGCCAGTACCACCAGAACCGCCACCGTTACCGTTATAACCTACATCAATCTGGCCGCCAGCGTTTCCAGCACCGCCGTTTCCGCCATTGCCACCGCCTCCGCCAATAGAGTAGTTTGCTACCCCACTGATAGCAATTCCAGCATTATTTGCACCAGCATTAGCAGCGGCTCTTGTGGTTCCGTTTGTTGAACTTTGACTATTTGATGAAGCGCTTAATAGATTTGAAAAAGAACTAGTTGATCCTACAGTGACAGAGTATGTTGCACCTGGAGTAACGCTGAAGTCTTTCATTTGAGCGCCGCCGCCACTTTTTCCTCCACTGCCACCGTTTCCTCCAATGGCAGTGTTAGAATCAGCGTAGCCAGAGTTACCTGCACCTCCAGATGCTCCAGAAGAGATAAGAGCAACAGCAATAGCATTTTTACCAGCAGGAACTGTGAAGGTACCAGATGAGTTAAATGTCTGCGCTAATGAATAAACTGGTGCAACTGGAGAAACAGAGTTAGATGCAGCAGATGCTGTAGAGGTACCATTAGCATTGGTTGCGGTGACTGTAAATGTATAAGCAGTTCCATTTGTAAGACCTGAAACTGTAATGGGGCTTGCACCTGTTCCAGTTAATGAACCTGGAGACGATGTTGCTGTAAAAGTAGACACTACCTTTCCGCCTGTTGCATTTGCGGTATAAGTAACTGTGGCAGACGCATTTCCACCTGTAGCGGTGCCAATAGTAGGAGCCTGTGGAACAGTTGTTGCTGTTGCACTTGCAGCGGTAGATGCATCTCCAGTTCCAATAGAATTTATAGCAGAAACCCTATAATAATAAATTTGTGCACTAGTTAGTGATGTATCAGAGTATGTTGTTGCACCTGATGCTGTATTTGCTACTAAAGTAGAGTATGAAGATCCATCTGTAGATCTTTCAATAAAATACCCTGAAATTGTTGACCCGTTGTTTCCAGGTGCTGTCCAAGACAAATCAATTCGTCCATTATTAAATGCTCTTGAAGTGCCAAAATCTGTAGCAGTTAACTCTGTTACTTGATTTGGTTTTGCAGGGGAAGAAAAGCCAAAGCCTTTGTTGCTTCCTGCTCCACGAGTTCCTAAAAATGGCACCCTCTATCCCCCTTATGCAAATCTGGTTTGAGATGCTAATACTGTGTATGTTGCAGTACCAGTTTTAATAACTGTAATTGAGTAAGCATCAATTCCGTTTATGTTTCCAGCAGCAGGTGCTGCACCGTTTTGCCACTCTACTGTTACTCCAGATGTTGTTCCATCAACTTGAAGTGCTGTCTGGTAATATGCTGTACCACCATTTGTTACAAGAAATGCAACTGTTAAAGATTTTCCAGTAGACATAACTGAGTTCATTGTGGTAGATCCATCTCCACGCAAATTAAGTGTCCAGTTTCCTGTTGCATTTGCTGTGTAGTATGTAACTGCTCCATTTGTTAGAACATCATAGTTTACTGTACCAGTTGCTGCTGTTGCAGATACCGCCACATTTTCCATCATCTGCCAAATTGAAGCAGTTCCAGTAATAACTGGTGCTGTTAAGTTTGCAGATGTTAAAGTTTTGTTTGTAAGTGTCTCACTACCTGCAACTGTTGCAAAGTCTGCATCTGTTACTGCGGTATTAAATTGTGCAATTGTTCCTGTTACGGTATTTGAACCAAGTGCAACTGACTTATTTGTTAATGTTTGTGTGCTTGCTGCTGAATCAACCCAAGCAAGTCCTGAAGTTGTTGAAGAGTTAACATTAAGAACGAATCCATTTGTAGAAGCAGCAGATAAAATAGTTACTGCATCATTTGCACTTCCTGCAATTAAATCACCCTTTGCTGCAATTGCAGATGTTGGGATATATGGATTTGCTGTAATTTCTGTTGCATCTTTGTCTACCCAAATTACACCAGTTGTAAGTGATGTTGTTGGAACAGAGTTTGTAAATACTGAAGTTGCAGATGTTGGTTGTCCACCTACTGTGCCATTTGAATCTACCCAGATAAATCCGTCTGGAATTTCTGGTGGTGTAAAATCTGCTGGTACTGGCTCTGTATTGTCTACTTCTCCACCTGATGAAGGACGGTTTTCAAGAGCAGTAATATCTGTTTGAATATCATAAATAGTCTTTGCCATAGATGGCGTTACAAGTGATGCTGTTGACGTATTTGCAGGGTCATAAGAATATGAACCATAGTGGTATGCACGTAGTGCTGCTTGGATATCTGCTGAATCAGTATACCCTGGAATTGCTGTTGGTATTAACGTACCAATTGACTCTGTTGCCATTAGATCACCTCTTGAAAATTATACCATATTATGATACTGCACCCGCATCAACAATGGTTATGTTGAAGTGAATTGTAACTGACTCATCTAGTGCCGACCATGCAGCGCCAGCATACTCAACGGCTTCAAGGTTAATGACAAGATTAGTTCCTGCACCTACTAGTGCTGGAATCTGCATTGCTGAAGCAACTGGATTGGTATGGGCGATACTGTATTGCACACTAAAATTATCTGATGTTAGCGGGGTACCAGTAACAGTTACAATATCTGCTACTGGAATAACAACTTCTGCACTGCCTGCCTCAAATGTGACCTGTGCATTTTCTGAATATACTGAAGGATAAATATCAAGTACTTGTACCCAAAGATCTCCTCCTGGCTGTGACTGATATTGATACAAATATCCTAGTTCTCCACCAGGAGATGTATTTATATAAAGATCATTAAGGTTTGGTTCTTGTCCAATATTTATTGAGTTTGGATTTCCTACTCCGACAAAAAATTGGCTTCCACGAATTCCTTGTGGCCCAATATCTACAAGCAGTTCAATTACAGAAGGTGGGGCAAGAACTGTGATGCTATCGGTATTTAATACTACCTCTGGCATTACGATGCTCCAGTTACTTGCTCTGTTACCGTGATATTTCCTGTAACCAATGTAAAAACTGTAGAAGGTCCAGATGTAATTTCAACGTCATATACATAAGAACCTGCATTAAGCGTTCCACCAACACCTGGCAAGATTGTGCATGTAACTGTATCGTTTACAGCACTTACTACTGCTTGTCCTTCAACTCTAAATGAAGGGTTGTTACCACGTGCTGATGCAATAAAAAAATCAGCGGTATATCCAGTTAGATCAAATGATGATCCATCAGAATTTTTAGGACGAATAACAAACTGACTTGTATCACCCTTGTAATAACTAAAATTATATGTACCTGGAAATGCCATCTTAAGCCTTTACCTTAAATATTTTATTGTTTACCTTAATAATTGGAGGCAAGTTTTCTTTGTTGTTACTTACTTTAACAACTGGTGATAATGTAATCATTATAGACTTCCTCCTGGTGTAATATCGCCTAGTACACATATTGTACCAATAACTGGTGTCCAAATTGTGTCATTTGGTCCATTTGTTGGAATTGTTATCTGTAAATCAAATGGCAATTCTGCTACCACTGATTTATATGTTGTTCCCCATTTTTCTGTAAGGCATGAATCTGCTGTAATGACCGCAGAGCCTGTTGTAGCCGTTACTGTTAAAGCATCTAAGACATCACCCGTGGCATCGTATGCTGTGGCCTTATACGTCCATCCATCGGTGTCAAACGGTGTGGTTTCATCTATCTCTAAGAACTCAACCTCTAGGCTTGCGGTGTCTCCACGCACAACCTTCCATTGTATGCTTGCAGGATCTGCACCATATTTTTGAATTTGCGGGGAACAAGATGAACATGTCATAATTATTGATTATACCATAAATAAAGGCTGAACACCCTGGCGGCAGTGGGGGTGGGTAGAGCAAGCCAGGGTGCCAGCGTTTTTATTATAACATTAAATTATATAAATAAATAAGATTATAACAAAACGTTATATATATGATAACAAAAAGTTATAAACCCAGGGTATTAAGAATTGTTACAAAATTGTTATAAACAACTTTACTTAAAAAGTAGAAATCCAGGGTATTAAGGTGTATACTTAAAATATATAAAGAAAAGAAGTATAAAGTAAGAGGTTTTTAAGATATCTTTTATATATACTATTTAGAGTTTTTAGATATATACTCTATAAGAATTTCGTACATATGATCTAACTTGTTATTATATGCTGCTCTAGTCTTAGCAGATCTTTCTTGCTCAAGTTTAATAAATTTAATTTCATCACGCATTGAAGTTCCGCCGTTTGTTTTAGTCTCGGCACGAATATCTTCAATGGCTTCGGCTATGGGTTTAATTTGAACCTTTATATACCAGCGAATTGAACTAACTATAATTGCTCCGATTGAAAGCAAAGCAAGAATAAATTGAGCCCAATCGGTAGTTGTCATAATAAGATTATTATATCATTATTTGAGATCAAAAATGCTTTTATGCGGCGGTATAAGTCGAAGCCGAAAATAGAGTTACCCAAACCCCCTATAGACAAACAATGTATGCAAGCATACGATATGTCTAATAAAGGTTAGTTTGCTCTAGTATGGGGGAAGTATAACAATTTGTTACATATATACTTTATAACGAAATGTTATATATATTCAAGTATAGGTGCTATAGGATATAATCTATATATGTCAGATGATGTTAAGCCATGGGATTTATTAAATCCTAATTCACCTAGGTCCCAGGAGGAATTGGTTGCATACCGCCTTGAAATTTGTAGAGGATGTCCATTTTTTAGAAAACTATCTCAAACATGTAGAAAGTGTGGATGTTTTATGACATTAAAGACTACCCTTAAGAATGCTAAATGTCCTGTGGATAAATGGTGATCCAGAGTTATATACCCTGGCAAAATAGCAAAATCTGAAAATCTGTAAAAATTTTTATTTTGGCAAAATCTGAATATTTGTTTGGTTTGTATGATGCGACATTTTGAAAAAAGAATTGATAAATTTTAGTGAGCACACACTTGGGAGGGGGCGTACCCCCTACCCTATACCCTAATTACATTTGCAAGGGTCTATGTGTGTTTTGTCTTGATCAAATATAATCAAGCCTGTATCTCCACATGTTTCACATGTGTGTGCATACATTGCTGATAGCATTTACTTAGCCTTCTTTCTTTTGTAAATCTTATACCCCGCAAAAATAACTGCGCTAGTAATTAGCATAGCCCATGATAGAGATACATAGAGCAAGTCACCTAGGTCAAGCATAAAGCCATAGTTATCTAATTCGATTGTCATTTAGTTAGTTACCTTAATGTCCATAACGTTAGCAGTAAATTTCTTACCCTTGCCTAATTCGCTATCGTTTAGCGTGTTGATTAGATTGTCAATAAACTTAACATCATTAGCAGTGTTATCGATTGAGATGAGTTTTGAGCCTTGCCAAATTGAGAATGTGATAGTCATAATTAGTTTTCTTCTTTCGTTAGTAGGTATGAGTTATTTAGGGGGCGAACATTGTTAGAGAACATAGCCTCTATCTTAGCCTGATTAGCCTCACGCTGTTTAGCGTAGCGTTCTTGCTGTTCTAGTCTAATTCTTTCTAGTGTATTCATTTAATGAGTACCTTTCTTTAGTAGTTAATCTTATTTAATTGTTATAGGAGTATCCTATCAGATACCGCCGACAAAAGTCAAGGCGACACGCCGTTAGGCTGATGTGATTTAACCCACACGCTTTGAGCATAGAGGGTATTGCTTGTGTGAGCCTACATAGCCACACTCTGAGCAACGAAACTGAGCCAAACGCTCCTCAGCGTTAGGGTCTATGTTTCTGTTTTCAAACAGTGAATTCATTTTGAATTCCTTTCTTATAGTTATACTTTAACTATCTAATACTGCAAGTATAACATGGATACCCCCAAAAGTCAAGACGACACGCCGTGTTTCTAATGTGATGTGCGCCACAGTTGCCCGGCCGTTATCCACAGGTCAGACCATTCATCTGTGGATAAACCATGTGACCCTTATCACAAAAATACTTTGCAGACACGCCCGAGAAACAGGCTAATTTGTCAGACCCCCCTGTTATACTTCTAGTATAAAGAAAGTTAAAGAAGGTCTTTAACAAGAAAGGAGTCAGAAATGACAAACTCAATCTTTGCAAGAGTCGCTACACTTAGCGACTACCCACAGGGGTTAATGAACCTCTGTCAATGTGGTCAGGTTGTATTAGCACCTGCTACTATCCATGACATCTGCAAAGCAGATGGTACTTGCTTCCACTCACAATGTGGTCGCTCACTCTAAGCAATTAGATAAATAAAAAACTTAATAAAAATTAACTAATAAAAAAAAGAAAGGTGGTCAATAAATGACTACACTAAACACACTATGTAAAGACCATACACCTATGGTATCTGCTATCTCTGAGGTAGGAGATGAGCAATTCACTTTCTGCATGGATTGTGAACAAAACATTGAGCGTTACTACTATGATAGTGACCCTGAGCAATTCCCTATGTGGACAGATTGGTATGTATCTAAATGAGTACTTTTGTAAATCTACCCTCCGTATGCGGGGCAACATCTGCAAGCGTAGATGTCTATGACTTAGACCTTAACCCTCATGGGGTTATCTGTTGTGACAATTGCAAATCAATTGTGTTATGCCGTAAGGCTTGGGACTTTTTATACAAGAAAGGAGAATAACTAAATGCCAATTTTTAATTTTGAGTTGTTCGTTGATGTTGAGGCAGATGACTTTGAGTCTGCTTATTCATGGCTAAAGGCTATGCCATTAGAAAGACAATTAGACTTTCATGTTATTGACTATACAGAAATGAAAGGAGAATAACTAATGTTGGTTATTCTAATCGCAATAACTTGTTTTGCTTTTGTAATTGCAATTCATAGTTAATAAAAAAAGATCGCAAACTAAAAACTTGCGATTTTTTGACCGGGCCCTGTGGATAACTCTGTGGATAAGTTATGTGATGTTTATCACAAAAATAGTTTTTCGACACGCCCGAGAATGTCCCTAATTTGTCAGTCCCCCGTGGTAGACTTTCAGTATAAAGAAAGTTGATAAAGGTTATCAACAAAGAAAGGAAAACAAAATGTTTTCACTAAAGTATAAAGTAGAGCGAATTGGTCGCTATGGAAATCCAGAGTTTGCTACAACAACTCTTAAAATGAAAGATGAGTTAGCAATTAACTCACTCTTAGACTATGAAGTGTCTAAGGGTTGGACTATCTTAGAAGTAGAGGTTAAATAAATGGATACTTATAACAGAATACTAAAAGAGCAACAAGAAAAAAGACTTGCTCAACTAGAAAAAAATAAAGCGGTTATTGAGTCCATGTTCTCAAATAACAATCGCCCCCTTAACAATAATCATGAATTAAAGAAAGTAGAAAACTAATGAAAAGCAATAACGAAATAATTGCAGAGATAAATACTCTTGCTAAAAAACACTATGGTGACATGGCACTTGCGTGGTCATGGGGTTGTGCTCAGGCTTTGCTTACTGCAAAACAATTAGATTTAATTCTTGACATACTAAAAGATAAGGAGGCTGAATAATGACAAAGTTTATTTATACTATTGCCGTTGAGGTTGATGCTATTGACCAAGATGAAGCAACTTGGTTAATCTACAATTCTAAACTAGAAAATCTAAAAACAGATTGTTTAGAAATTGACATTGAGGAGATTGTTTAATGAAAACACTTCAAGAAAAATTAGATTTGGTTTCTAAAGAATTAGAACCAATTCTCTGGGAATTGCTAGATGAGATTGAGGAAAAGTAATGTTAGTAGTGTGTATTGCAATGTTAGTGTTTGGTTTTTTGTACGCACAAAGTAATTTGTAAATAAAAATTCAGATCGTTGCATAAAAAATGCCGGGCCCTCTCAGACTACTCTCAGGTAAGATGTGTTAAGAATCACATACGACACGCCGTGTTTGGGCTTGACTTTTTGACATTTCTAGTGTAGTATTCTACTATAACAATTAAATAAAGATAAATCAGGTAGTGAGCCTAGCAAATAAGTGTGATGCAAATCACAATGAGCCTAGCGAATAAATACCCCGATTTGTCAGCCCCCAATGATAGGATAGTCTTATCAATTAAACGAAAGGAAGTCACTCAATGACTTACACTGTAAAACTAGAAACCTTTTCAGGTTCTACCAAAACAATCTCGCTACCTTCTAAAGGTGCGGTTGCTCAATTCATCTCAACATACCCAACACAATTACCTGTTGGCGTATCTGTTAAAGTCGCTTGCGACACTCTCGGAATTAGCGGAACACTAAGAGGAAAGGCTGTACTATAAATGACAATCAAAATCGAACACAATCTAAAATTCGTAACTGAATTTCAAGAGGACCACCCTGTAACTATGCAAATGCTAAACCTTCCTGAGTCGATGCGTGTTGTTATGCTAGAGTCAATGCTAAAGGAATTGCTTGCACCAAAACTTCAGCCAATCTTGGACCACATCAATGAGGGTGGGTCCTATGCAATCCTAAAGGTGGCAGACTAATGATGACACGCAAAGACTATGTAGAAACTGCAAAAATTCTAAATAAGTTTGCTGATAGAATTGACGCTCATGATTTTGATGATTTAATTTTTGAATTCAGTGAGTGGTTTGCTTCTGACAATCCTAGATTTGATGAAAGTAAATTCTATGATGCTTGCGTTGATAGTCAAGAATTTCTTGCAACACTAAAATAAAAATAAAAATCCTAAGCATGATTTAAAACTGCTTGATCTTTTCAAATAAAAATGCCCGGCGCGTTCGGGCGTGTCGTACACATGCTGTGGATAACTTTACGTACGATGTGATTTTTCTCACAAAACTTGAGCGTCTCACTATTTAAGATTACTCGCTAGTAATTAGATTTTTGTCAGTAGGTAATGATAGGATTACAGAGTAATAAAGCAATTAAACAAAAAGAAAGAGGTTGGCAAATGTCAGCAAATGTCTATACAATAGAAAACCTACTTGTAGGAAAAACTTATAAGTCCCGCACACTTACGGGAGAAATTATCTCAGCAGA